GAGGTGCGGCCACACTTCTTGTAGCCGCCACCGTTCTTTGGTGCGCTGATATCAACCCAGTCTTCTTTGAACCATTTGGTCAGGCTCATGACGGTTTCTTGCCGCTGTATTTGCCGCCGCGTTTTTTATACTCGCGGACAATCCAAGCTGATGAATATGCGCTGGGTGTTACCTTGAACTTACGTTTCGCCGCCGCCTTTACGCGCTTATAAAGTTCAGGGTTGGTCGGTGTCGGCCCACTGGTGACAACCTTCTTTTTGCGGGGTGCCATCAGTAAGACATACGCCTCGATGCACGACGGCGTGGCGCCATCTTCTTTTTGGCAGCCGCCCGTGTCGGGTTACGCTTCGGCATAATCTTCGGCTTTTTCATCATTCCTGGCATTGCTGTCACCTTCCTGTTTTACGCATCGCCGCCCGATGCGCTTCTCTGAATGTCTTGCCGCCGCGCATCAGCTTACGCATCTCTGTCATGTGCTTGGCTGTGTGATGGACGCCATGGCGCTTCAGCGCGGCTTGCTGCCGTGCCGTCAGTTTCTTCATCTTCATGGATTATCTCCGCGACTTTTTACCGGCGCACTTCCAGCGCTTGCGTGACAGGCGCAACGGGCTGTTTGGATTGCGTGCAGCCTTGGGGTGCTTCTTCATCTGACCGGCTGATCGGGCGCAGTAACTGTCGCCCTTTGATGTGCCAGGGCGCACCCGTGGGCCACCACCCTTCGCCTTGCCAGCTTGGCCATAGCTGACCCGCTTGCCGGTGGCAGTGACCTTGACCTTGGCCTTGCCCTTGGCTGGCGCTTTCCTAGCCATCAAGCAGACCCTTGCGATAACCGTTCTTGCGGTCATAGGTCAGCAACTCTTTGCGCGGCTCATGCACATAAGAGCAATGAATCCAGCCGGTGTTGCCGCCGGTGTAGCACTCAAGAATCAATTGATCGAACTCACAGTTGTCAGCAACCCATTGCGCGACTTCCATGTTGCTCACCCCCGGCACCTCAAAGTCAGCCGCCTGACCTTTAGCGTGTTGGCTTGTAGGCTTTGACCCAATCGCCATGCACAACTCTGGGCAACGATACCCGCTGGTCACTGTGACCGGCCTGTCAAAGTGATCCCGTACCGGCTGCAAGACGGCCTCACAGAGCCTTTCTAAATGTTCAACCTGAGAAGGGTGCGGAGTGTTGTCGATGCCCTTACGCAAAGCCGTCTGGCTTTTTGTCATCTCAACCAAGCTAAAGTTCTTCGACAGCTTCATTTCTTCGCCTTGACCTTGCCGACAACGCCTTCAAGCATCCCGCCCCCAAAATAAAACGCGAGAATGGTCAGCATCGCCTCGCCCACATAAAAGTCATCAATGACTTGTTTCACGTCTGGGATGTTGGCTTTGCCCATCAGGGTCATCACTAAAACCAGCGCGAATGACGACAGAAACGTGGCTGTGAACATAAGGGCAAGATACCGCTGGGCCACCTTAAAGGGTGCATATGCGGCCATCGTGTCTATCTTGGCCTGCGCTTTGACGCGCTCCATTTCTTCATCAGAACTATGGACATCATCTATCAGATCCATGCCCTTTTTGATCACATCCCCGTTGCCCAAGATGCTTGCCAAAACTCCCAGCATTATTTCTTATCCCCCATTTGCGTGAAGCCCATGTAAGCGCCCACCACCCCACTAAGTGAGAGGTACAGCAACGGGCTAATTTCTTTGAGTAGGGCTATTCGGGCGTCTGGTATGAACGGCATGAACAGCAGAACGGTGTAAACGCCCATGCCCATCAATGCGAACCTGGCTAGGCGTAGCTGCGCCAGGTGCTTGCGGCTCTTGTCTTCGGTTTCACGGATTTCACGGGCGCGTTCAATCTCTGCGTCTGTGACCACGCCATCATTGTCTAGGTCATAGCGCTCAAACTCGCTCGACCTCTCCAGCTTTTTTTGGCCCACGGTTTATCTGTTCATTAGCGCATCAGCCAAACGCTGGTTCAAATCTGTACCGGCAAGCACTGGCACAGCGGCTCTGGCAGCAGACGGCCCCGCGCCTACAACGGTGCGCAACGCCGGTACTATTGGCCTAGAATATGCCATTGGCCCACCTATGAGATTCGCCCCTAAAAGGCCAGCAGCATAAGGCGCAAGCGACGGGTCATAAAGACTTGTACCAATGCCGCCACCAGTCATCAAATTGGCTGATCCAAGGCGACTTGCAGTGCCGCTATCAGGCACACGGCTACCGATCAAATCTTCCATCTCGCGGCCAAAACGCTGCATACGCGCTTGACCTCGTGCAAATCTGCGTCGTTGACTGCGCGGCCCTGCCCTAGCGGCAGTCATCACATCTGTCGGCGTAAACATTTCGTTTTTGACAGTGCGTGCTGACGCATTTTCTATCACAACAAAATTGCCATAGGCCTGGTCGATTTTTGCCAGCTTTGCAGCGTTTGTCGGGTTTTCTTTCCGAACCGAATCCATTAAAGCGCCACGCACCGCATCTAATTCATCAGCTAGCCTGAGTGTATCGCGTGTTGGATTAGCAGTCCGTAGCCTTAAAATGTCTTCGCGCAAAAATCTCTGCGCTTCCTTTATTTTGTTCCCTGACAAACCACCGTTTTGTATCTGGCTTGTAATGTGTTTTTTAACTGCGATTGACAACTGTTTTTGTAAGTCCTCGTCAGCATTTTTGAGTATAGTTGTTACATTACCCGACAATTCCCCTACATCATCAATTTTTAATTTAGGCAACAAACGTCCATATTCGGTTTGCAAGGTTTGATGCGCTTTGTCTATTAACTTAACCCCATCTAAATTACCAAAACGGCCTTTCAAACGCTTACGTGGTATGTCAAGAGGATCAAGCGCTTCAAGAACGGCTGCACGATTGAATCCAACTTGTGACCGTCTCAACGCCGCTTCAATTGCATCACCAATGCCATAAACAGTGCGGCCAGCAGATTCCTCCAGTCGGCGAAACGCTGCGCCAGCGACGTTGGATTCGCCAACAGCTTGGCCTGGTGTCAGCGGCACCCCTTGTCGGATGGCCTTTTTCGCTGTGTCTGTGATTGCAGGCAACGCCGTGCGTGCTACACGGTCTACGATTGGCCCCGCAACGGTGCCGATTGCTCCCGCAGTAGCTGCGTCATCAAGACGTTCTGCTGGTGTGCCTTCTGCCGCGCCTGCCCCGTACAAAGCACTTTGCGCACCTGATGCTGCTGCTGCTTGTGCCGCTTGCTGGGCTCTTCTGCCACCGCCTAAAGCGCGCACACCTTGCGTAATTCTAGCACCAGTTGCTACCAAAGCGGCCTGACCGCCTGGAACCAATGTTGCAACAATGGTTGGAACAATTGCGCCAGCTATTTCTGACGTTAAGGCACTGCCAGGATTTTGTTGCCTGAATTGCTCAAGTGATGCCCTAGCGTCTTTCAAATTTTCTGCATAGGTTTTTTCTGGCGAAACAACCTTGCGAATCGCTGCTTCTATTTCATCGCCGAAACCGAAAGTTGCACCTTGGAAAGCAGACTCTGCAAGGCCGCCAAAGTAATTTACACGATCTGGACTTGCTTGTGTTTCTTGCTGCTCAACAAAACTCCGCAGATTATCTTTTGCTTGGGTCATTGCATCAACTCCTGTCTGCGATTGTCCAAAAGTTCTGCCTCTTCATCAGTTAGTTTATCTATGCCACCATAGATATTAATGAAGGCTGGTATGTCCCCCAATCTAATTTGCGGCAGTATCAGTTCAAAAACGAAAGAGTCGTTTCTACGGATTTGGTTTTTATAGTCCTCAAAGGAGTCGTATTTTTTGCCGTCTAAAGAACCTGACCCCAAGCCATCATTTTTCTCATAATAGCGTCTAGCCTCTGATGCAATAAATCGCACCTTGGCGGCAGATGCCAATTGCTGCAATCCAATCATTCGGTTGGCTTGTGGTGTGTTTCCAAAATTTAGAGTGGCTCTTTCAGCGACGCCTAATTCTCTGTTGGAAAGTGCGCCCTTTAGTATCTGCGTCATTTCCAGACTTAGCTTGCTAAAAGCAGATAGCAGATTTTGTTTGTTATTGATTGATGCGATATCAATCCCAAGGTCTTTTTCTGGGTCAAACCCAAAAAGTCGTCCTGTAGCAACTACGGCATTTTTGATTGCAAGTTCTGTCTGTCCACCTGGGCCGGTAAAATCATCGTCATCAACTCTGTCGTAAATATCTAAAATTTGGTTGATTGTCTCAACTTGCGCATTGAAATTGTTTGACTCTTCGCGCAGTTCACCTAGTTGAGAAACATCTGCTTCTGCCAGTTTTGTTCGGGCAGCAACTGATACTCTGTCATCGCCCAAGTTTACGTTTACGCCGCCACCTCCAGTTTTTACTCGTTTGTTAGTTGCGGTGTTAATTTGATAGTCTGCGGCCTCATCTGCTGTCAGCCCATATTTATCAATTT